TTCATCGGCCCATTCGCTGGTCCAGGTCGCCTGGCTGAACAGGTGATGCACACGGCTGCCCAGATCGCCGAAGATCAGCGCGCTGGATATCCAGGTATCAGCCGGGTCATAAGCGCGGCTAACGCCACCCACCAGGGTGATCTGGCCGTTAATCTGCGCTTCATTCACCAGGCTCATATCTTCGATTCGGTGCTTGGCTTGCAGCGGCTGGGTGTAGGCACTCAGGTCCAGCGGATCGGCCATAGTGATGGTGCCGGCCTGGCGGTCGACGGTGTAGAGCGCAGCGTCGACGGTTTCGCCAGCGTTGTCGATCAGCTCCACCCGCGCCAACTGGTCGCGGCTGAGGTTAATGGTCTGACCGGCGCTGAGCGGGTTCGGCAGCGCTTCGGTCTGGGTGCTGTGGATCACTACCACGTCACCAGCACGGATGACGGGCACCTTGCCGTTCATGGGCAGGCGCACAGGGTCCAGTCCGAGGATGTCGGAGTTCAGTGGCATCTGGCTGTAAAACACGGCGTTGTATTTGATGCTGCTGGCATCAACAAACACGGCCATGCGGTAGGTGCCATCAATCTGCTCGTTTTCGGCCACCCATGAGGGGTTATTCAGCAGGGCTGGCGGTACGTCCGGGGCGTTGACGAATTTACGAAAACGCACGTCGACAATCCCGGTTTGGTAATTAATGAAGCCCTCCATTTCAGGAGTGTCGATCTCACCGCTCAGATCTGCAGTAGCGCTGATCAGGCTGCCGTCCATCTCGACTGCACGCAGATATAAACTGGCCGGGCGCAGAGGTGCGCCTGGCGTGCGGAAGTAGACGCTTTCAACGGATGGGCTTTGTTCGTACCGTGCCACCAGGGTCTTGATGTCCACGCTGTTGCCGTGGCCGCCGGCGTACCCGTAGAGGCTGACGATACCGGTGGCATAGTTGATGCTGCCTGCCGGTGTTGCCGCACCTGTTTGGCGATCCCAGTCGGTGTAGAGTGTGCCTTCGCGATCAATGTAGGTTTTATTGCCCCACACGAATTCCAGGCTACCAGGCACGATGTAGCGGGCAATGGTGGGCAGCAGGTCCAGTGTGACATCCGGCAGGGTGCTGCTTTCAGTCATCGCATCCGGGATAACACTGTCGAGCTGGTAATAGGCGGTTACCGCCGAGTTCAGGCTGTAATCAATGGTGCTGTCGTTTTCGGCTGAGTCCCAGCTGAAACTGTGAGCGACGGTCAGCTCACCCGTGGTGTAGTTGATAGCGCCCAGGCCAACACCGTCCACAAATGTTTGACCATCGCGGCCTACGCGTTGCGGACTGAGTGTGCCGTCGCCGTTGTCGATCCATTCGATATCCGCTGTACCGCTGGATTCCTCGAATGTGCTGCCGATGCTGCCATCATCCAGCGCCACCCGTTCACGCTCACGCAACTTGTCCCACGCCAACGTAAAGGTAAGCCGCACGGTGCCAGGGCGAATCGGGCCAGGCAGTGTCATCACCATGCTGTCACCCATTTCGGTGATTTCACTGCTGGTGAAAATGTCCGTTTGCTGGACGCCCCGGTCGTAGTTAATTGTGAGTGTCGCGCCACTGGCCGGTACCAGCGCGGGCCTGAAACCGATTTGCCCGGTGCCATAGATCAAACGGCCTGTGGCATCGCCGGTCAGGTTACCAACACCGTCATCGGTGGCGGTCATTGTCTGGCCGCCCGCTTCCCAGGTCAGCTCGACGCTTCCAGGCAGAAACTCTTCAGCGCTCACGCGGGTCATCAGGGTGGGCAGCTGGATCTGCGGATCGGCCGTGCGTTCTTCGTAGTGACTGGGCGTTGCCCAGCTAAAGATGACATTGCTGTCGACATCCGGCAGGCCGCCCGTGGTGACCACGACCGTACCGGTCACAAAGTTGATGTTGCCGGCACCGCCGTATTCGTCGCTGAGGTTACCGCTGCCATCATCACGCATGCGGTACCACTCGCCCTCGGCCAGGTAGTCCACCACTAAGGTGCCCGGCTGCGGGATCGGCCGCAGTGTCTGGATATAGTTGTAGCCTCGGTTGGCCAAGCTAATGGGTTTGGCGGCCGTCATGGTGGGCTCCATCACGCTGGTCGCCGGCTGCGCAAGTATGTTGCCGTTGGTGTTGCTGAGCAGCTCGACATAGCCCGTGCTGTACTCAACTTCGCCGCGAAGAACGCCGCCGGCATCGCGTATTTGGCCTGCGCTATCATCACTCCAGTTGGTACCGGTAATGCTCAGGCTACCGGGGACGATTGGGCGGCCAAAATAACCGCTACTCCAGCCATTGCCCGGATCAACCTGATACGCCGGCCCACTGGCCACCAGGTTGGTGCCAAGCTCACCGGCAGCGATATCGGCGGCAGCACTCTCGGCAGTGCTGCTGGGCACAAGCTGGCCGTAGATGGTGCTGCAGCGCACTTGTACATCGCCGGCGGCCAGTGGCTCTTGCAGGGGCACAATGCTGTAGTAGCGGCTGGCGTCGGCCACGCTGGTGGTACGGAACTTGGTGGTGGTTTTGTTTTCCTTATGAACGCGATCCGGGCTCTCAACGCCGGTGTAGGTTTCGCGCAAGGCTTCACTGATGCCCAGGGTGATAATGCGCTTTTCGTACTTGCCCTGGCTGTCTTCAAACTCCTGAACGATGGAGTCGTTCTCAGTGATACGCACGTACTGATATTTCAGGACATTGGGCGTGCCATCGTCGTTTTCGCCTTGCTCATCAGACAACACGTAAGCTTCGCCAATTTTGGGCAGGTCGGCATCGACATCAGCGAACAGCAGCAGGGTGCGCTGCCCCTGCAGCTGGGTGCCGTAAACGGTGTAGCGGGTCTTTGGACCGGGCACCACGTAGCTTTCGATACGGTTTTTGGCATCGACGCGCTCGTCGGTGTAGCTCTCGGTCGAAAATATCAGCGTGCTCACACGCGGGTCATCCGGTGGATCGGTGACAATGGCGTGGCTGCCGTTGAAAATATCTTGGTTGGCGGTGCGCACCGCCAGGTAGAGCTTGCGCAGGTTCACGCGACCATAGGTGCGGTCCAGACGGCTGATGTCAGGAAACAGGTTGTTGACCACGCCGTCTTCGATCTCCACGGCGCTCATCTGGCCGCCGCCATCGTCGTTGTCGGTGAGGCGCTCGGAGGCCATGAGTTTGATATCGGTGCTCAAGATCGTCATGGATCAAACCTCGATTAAACGGAGGGTTAACAGGTAGAAATCGTTAGCGTCTGGCTCGGTTAACGGCTTAATTGGCACGGCGGTGATAGGTGCTTCTTCCCGGCGGAATTTGACGGTGAAGACACGGCCGTGCAGATCCAGAGTGAAGGTTTGCCCCGGTTGGCTGGCCAGGGCGTAGAGCTGCTGCACGACATCACGGGTGGCCCAGTCGCTGGACAGGGTGATCGGGCGGCCTTTGATGAGCGATGCTTCTTCTGCCAGGATCTTGCCCGTCAGGCTACGCTCAGATGAGTGCGCAACCGGCAGCCAGTCGAATTCATCGACCCACAGCAGGTGACCTGGCAGCGTGATGGATGCGAGGGTAATCATGACAGTGCCTTCTTGGTCGCCAGCTCTGATAACAGCCGTTCTGCCTCAGATTCAGTTGTGTCCAGCTGGAACGGCTGGGTGTCGCCGAGCGCCAGCTCCACACGGACGGTGCGTACTGATGTATCAGCGTCTGCGTTATTAGGGTGTGACGGGGCCGGCCGTGCAGGCGCACTACCGGACAGGACGTTTGGAGCCGTGTCCTCTTGAGCACTTTGTCTCAGCTGACGCATGCGCTCGCGGTAGATTTGCTGCTGCAGGCCGATCGCTTCTTTGGCTGAGCGAATAGCTTCCTGGTTGCCTCTGGATTTAGCCTCTTCATACGACTGGCGCAGCTGGAGCATGCGTTGCTCCTGGGCAATCTGTTCGGACTGCTGTTGATCGCCACGGAGGTCTGCCAATTGTTGCCGCAGGTTTGCGACCGTGGTGCTCATGCTGTCGGAGAATTGTTCAGCTTCGTACCGGGCACGCTGGATGGATTCGCGCAGCCCGTTGAGTTTTTGGCTGTCGATCAGACGGATGCCATCCAGCATCTTTTCACTGACGTGGCGGCCGGACTCCAGGGCCTGCTCCACACGTTCGATCTGTGCTTGTTCACGCTGGTAGGTCTCGATCAGCTGTTCCTGCTCGCGGCGTAGATAGTCAGCCCGGCGGCGCAGCTGGTTGAAATAGGAATGGGTATTGGTTGATAGCTTGCCGAACTGGGTGAGCACATCCCCAGCGCCGTCTTCAATACGCTGCAACGCGGCTGTGACCTGGTCACTTTCGCCAGCGATGGCTTCCAGGGCAGCCTGGCGTGCGCGGTATGAAGCTGTTGATCGATCAATGGACGCAGCAGCACGGTCGTTGGACGCTGCGTTTTCGTTATTGGCGGCAGTAGCGTCTTTAGTTGCACGGCTGTCAGCCCACTTCTGGTAGGCACTTTGCTCGTGAGCGATCGCGCTTTTCTCGGTGGCGGCGGTGTCTTTGTCGGTGAAAGCGGCTTTGTCTTTGAAGGTGCCAGCCGTCTCTTTGGCCTGTTTTTCGAGTGACTCCAGTGCATTCTTTTGCCCGAAGATGCTATCTGCTGCGGCCTTCTCCAGTTCATCGTATTGGGCTTCGATGGCTTCCAGGCCTTTGCGGTAGTCATCCCAGCCAATGCGGCCTTCTTTGGCTGCCTGGAGCAGTTTGGATTTGAGTTCGTCCAGGCCTGAAGTGGTGCTGATTTGGTTTAGGGCACTCTCAAATGAGTCACGGGTAATCTCCGCTGCTTGCTCACCCGCAACCCCGGTACGCTTCAGCTCTTCCTGAATTGCGTCAAACTCATCAAGTGCGACCCTACCAACCTCTGAGAAGCCGGTACGGATCTTGACGATATCGACACCCAGCGCCTGAAGACTTCTTTCCAATGCATTGGTTGCGGTATTTGCCAGCTGCTTGGCGCGGCCTTCGGCAAGCATGAGACCAGTAGCAACCTGCTCTGCCGCCGCGTGGCCTTTTCTACCCATGCTCTGCAGGGAACGCTCCAGCGCCAGAATATCTTCCTGGTTTTTGGCTTGTGCCAAAGCTGACGCAAACGCCAGCTCTATCTGTTCAGCACTGGCTTTCCCGGAGGTTGCGATGGTTTCAAACGCAGTGATTGCGGCGCTGCCACTATTTGTCAGTGAGCCAGTGACTTCATCAACGTCATGCCCCAGGGTTTCCCATGCATCAGACTGGGCCTGGGCAAATTTGGCTGCGGCTTCAGCGGCTTCTTGTTGGGCTTGAGCTTGATCCTTGGCAGCCTGCTCAGCGGTTTTTGCGCCTTCGGCTGCAGCCTCGCCAGCGGCCTTGGCTTTCTGGCCGCTTTGGTCGGCTGCCTCTCCAACCTTTTCAACACCGAGGGTCACCTTGCCGGCCATGAGGTCGGACAAAGAGTCCCAACCATCACCTATATCTTTTACGTCCTCTTCAGCTTCACGTACGAACGTGGCCAGCACTTCTCGGAGGGCTTGTGTTTCGACTTCAAGCTTACGTACGGTCTCATCAGACACCAGACCAACGCGGTTCATCAGTTTGGCAACAGCACGCTCAGCATCGGCCACACCGACAAGCAAGGTGGTCACAAACACACCTACCGCTTTAGCCGATAAAGTGAAGGCGTTATACACAATTTTCAGGGAGCCCGAGACGGCCTGAAGCGCGACAACTGTAACGTCTCCCCACGCCTTCAAGTTGCCGCTTTCGTTCATTTCCCTGAACTTGGACGCTAGCTGATCAACCAGTTGGGTCAGGGGCTTGAGCAGGGGCTTACTGTACGTTTTTATTAACCCATCCCAAGCTGACTGCGCACCTTTTACGCCACCGATCAGATCATCCGTCGCAGTATCTGCCATATCCTTGGCAGCACCATCGACATCACGCAGCTTTTGTTCAAGCTCGGTAATACCTTCCGACCCTGCCGCAATCAGAGCACGCAGAGCTGGCCCAGCCTCGATACCAAAAGCATTGATCGCATCAGCTGCTTCAGGGCCTTTCTGACGCAACCCTTCGATCAAGGTAATGAAATCATCGGTGGGAAGGTTTAGCTGCTTGATTGCCTGGGCAGCTTTACTGGCAGGGTCTGACAGCTGGGCCAGAATGGAGCGCAGCCCTGTACCGCCTCGTTCACCGCGCAGACTGTTCTTGGCCAGCACGTCCAGAATGGCAACCAGTTGTTCCAGATCCAGGTTGGCCGGCTTAGCATACTGACCGGCATAGCTGATCGCCTGCCCCAAGTCGGTCATTCGGGTATTGGCCAGTGAAGAGCCCTTGGCCAATATATCGGTTACTTTGGCTCCTTTACCCACCTCCAGCTGCATCACGGACAAGGTGTCGGAAACCAGGCCCGCAGCTTCCGCCAGGCCAATGCTCTCAGCCTGGGCCACGGCAAGTACAGAAGGCAACAGCTCTATCGATTCACCAGCAGCAAAGCCAGCACGGCCAAGAATCTCTAGCCCCTCGGCAGCCTGTACTGCATTGTATTCGGTGGTGCTACCAGCCTCATTCGCAGCGGCTTCAAGCCGCTTCATCTCTTCAGCTGTCGCACTTGTAACAGCTTTAACACGGCTCATTTGGCGCTCGAAGCGAGCTGCACTGCCGATCGATTGCTCAAAGAACCACTTCAGGCCAGCACCAACAGCAGAAGCTGCAAATAAACCTTTTATACGGCCTGTCAGCCCTCCAACGCGGTCGGATAGGCCATCTGCCTTACGGCCGGTTTGGTCAAATTCATCACCCAGCTTGTCCGCTTCAGTTCGGGCACGTTTGGCCCCTTTAACGAACTTGCCATTGGCATCATGAAGACGGCCGGCGCTGTCGTAGTAACGCCCTGCAGCCTTGTCAGCATCAGTGAGCTGATTAGCGAAATGCCCAGTGGCTTTGCCCGCGTCTTCGGTGCTTTCCTTCAGCTCATCAATGCTGTCATCAGCACTATCCAGTGAGCGTTCCAGGTCTTCAGCCGCCTGCCCGGAGTCTTGCACCTCCTCTTTGAAGTTACGCACCACACCGCTGGCCATGTCCTTGGCTTTGATGAGGAGGTTTAGGGCAAGATCTTTGGCACTCATGGCGGCACCTGGAAAGGTTTAATGGAGGTTAAACAGAGCCGGAGGGCGGGTGCCCTCCGGGTGGAGCTGGGTTAGGCGGTTTCTTCGTCGAAGTAGTACGGCGCGGTTTCTCCGTCTGCCAGGATCACATCGCCCTCCAGCTGGGTGCTGACGAATTCGCTGGAGAAGAGATCCACCGCCTGGGTCGGCGCTACAGATGCTTTAGGCACCTCCAGCTTGCACGGCAGGCCTGTGGCCAGGTTCTTGCCGTCCATGTAGATCTTCATGTTGACGATGGAACGGGTACCCGCCTTGATGCGGTTCCCGTCGATGGCGGCGTAGCCGTAGCTCACCTTGGCAGCAACGGATACACCACCATCCTGAGCGCCACCTGGCGTGGTCCGAATCAAGCCCAAGGCCCACTTGACCTCATAGGCTGAGGCGGGGATCAGCGTGGTGCCGTCGCTTTCATAGAGTTGAAAACCGGCTTCAGTGAGGTTGCCATGGGGCAGTTTCACCCAGGCGTTATTGGCCGGCAGGGTTACGTCTGACAGGGTCACACTGCCAGAGGCCTGGTTGATATCTTCAATATCGCCCAGCATTGCGATCGCCAGCAGTTCAGCCGGCTGATCATCGAATGTCATGGCGATAGTGGTTGGCTGTGGCAGGGTGACCGTGTCCAGTGTTTGACCGTAGGTATCCTTACGCTTGGATGGGCGCTGGACCTTTTCAGACGGGCTGTTCAAGGCCAGGCTGGTCACGTTGATGGGGCCAACCAGGCCATTGGATTGGCCGGTATCGGAGAGACGGTCGATATACACATCGCCGGCAAGCAAGAGTCCGCTCATTATCGTGCTCCTTGGGTTCGGAATTTGATTTCAAAGGCCAGTGGGTAGTAGCCAAAGCCCCGTCCAAAGCCGGGCTGTGGCGCGTTAACACGGTTGATGGGTCCCAATGGGGTCACAACCCCAGAGAGGGTTTGGATTAATCGAGCCAGTAGCTCGCCGGCCAGTTCCTTCTGGCGCAGATTGACAACCAGGACGACCGCCCATGTCTGGGTGACATGGCCTACAGCACCGCCATGGGCCTGCAGCGGCACGGTGTCGCCCCGGTAAACCACATGCACCGCTGGGGTGACTTGGCTGCGCTCTTTCACCTCGGCCTGGTCAGTGCTGCTGTAGACTTTGCGGATGCCATCTACCTTTTTCAGCAGCTCAACCAGGTGAGGTTCAGCAGCCAGGTAGTCGTTCTGGAGTGTCAGCATCAGATGAACCCCTTGCTTTTGTCCCTGGCAAAGACGCTGCCGGCAGACTGGATCTCGGCGGTGTTATTGCTGGGGCCGGTCTCGCTGGCATCCAGTACACCGAGGCTCAGCTCACCGGTACCCAGCTTGGTCAGGAACTTGGTGGCCGCTTCGTAGCGCTTCTGGAGCTGCTCGGGAGCACGTTCATCGTTGAGGAGATAACGCGCCATATCGCAGCAGAGGCGCACCAGCACATCAGGGACAGTGGTCAGCGGCAGGCGGTACCGGCCTCCGATGTAGCCATCAATCTCGGCACTGGCATCGGCCAGCACCTGGTCGAGGACCGCATCAACGATGGCACCGGCACTGCCGTCCCGATCGGTGAGGAGTTGGATCTCCTCGTCACCGAAACGGCTGATCATGTCCTGGCGGGTGGCGTACATGGTTTAGGCCTCGCCTTCCGCCGGTACCTGGACCTTTTCTTCGCGGATCTTCTCGATCAGCTTGTCCAGCCCCATGTTGTGGTAACTGCGGATACCCAGCTCCTTACCGAGCTGACGGACTTCATCCTCTTCCATTTCTTCCAGGGACTTTTCGGTACCATCCGGCTCGACTACCCCCTCCAGGTAACCTTCGCTTTCACCGTCAGGAGTGCGATCTGGCTCAGCGGTGTTGTCCTGGTCGGCATCAGTCACGCCGTCAGAAACGCTATCCGGCTCCACGGTCCCTTCCTGACCAGCACCCGAATCTGTCGGATCGGCTGTTTCAAAGTTGCCAAACTCCACTGCCAGGCGCGGCTCCGCTTTGAGCTGCTTGATTTGGTCGTCCGAAAAATATCCATCGGGATACACGGTGGGTCGATTGGGATGGGCAACGCCCGCACGACGGAAGCCATTAATTGCAGAACTAATACGAATCGGCATTTCATGTGTCCTCTCGCTTTGTCAGGTAAAGCGGGCCTCAGCCCGCCATCAGGTCGGACTGATTAGTCGAGCCAAGGCACGACCAGGACTTCAACAGCCTTGTAGTTGTGGTTGTCGCTGCCTTCTTTCTGCAGCACTTCAACAACCTTTTTCGCCGCAGAGCGATTGGAGGGGCCTACAACCAGGAGGTCCGGCATAATACCGAGCGGACGCCCCTTGTCAGACTTAAACGCCCCCATCGCGGCCATGGCAGCATCAAAGTTCGCATCGGTCAGATCCGCTTTAGAGCCAAATGCTTGCTGCCAAAAGCCAAAACCGGCATTGAGGCGAGCATCTACGCCATACAGATACTCGTCGGCCATGAAGACACGATCAGAGGTACCGGCATCGGTTTTGGCCTGCAGTCGATAGTCACGGCGCTTCTGGAGGATCATAGGTTTGAGCGGGCGGCGTGTATCCAGCAGGAACCAGGCGTTACCAGCACCGGCCTGCATGTTGCTCACGCTGATTTCATTACCATCCTTGTCGTAACCCAGATGGTCTGTGTCAAAGAAGTACTGGCCGTCGTAACAAGGTGTGCTAAAACCCAAGGCCATCAGGCCATAAACCAGCTCGTCAGGATGTGTGGCGGCGGCGTAGCCCATGTCCTGAAACTTGGGCATCAACACACCGTAGTTGTCGTCCTCAATCCGGTCAGCCGGGATGCCTTCAGTACCCTCAAACTTCTCGTTTTTAATCGAGTAGTCATACACCTTCATGCGATTGATCTGACGATCACCAATCCACTTACGCAGTCGCGTGAACTCGCCCAGCCATTCATAGTTTTCCTGGGCGGTGGTGGAGTTCACCTGTGTAGCTACGCGTTCCCATGTGGACTGGTAAGTTTGGCGACCCTTGTTGAAGGCAGAGTTAACTGCGGTATACAGTGCCCGCAATGCGTTTGGTGTAATGTTCATCTGTTTCTCCTGTTAGAACTGTGCGGTTTTAACGCCGGGCTAAACGCCGAGTCTTACCCAAACACCATCACCATCAACCTGGGTGATCGTGCCTGCCGCATTGCGGGCGCTGGTGTTTGAGTCACTGGAGACTGTGGAGTCATCCACGAAATAGGATGTCGCTCCCACATTGGCGACCGTGATATCGCCGTTGTTGGCAAACTTGTGCTCGCCAACGACTACTTCGCCCATCAGCTCACCGCTGACACCGGTGCTGTTGTCCACTTCAAAGGTGGTGACACCTGCACTGGCCGCGCTGCCCGAACCATCGGTTACAACGGTGAGGTAGCCTGCATCCAGCACCGCTGGCACGTTGGCGGCCAAATTGGCACCAGCCTTCATCGGGTAGCCGCGCTTGCGACCGTCACGTTCTGCAATAGCGCCCATGTCAGTTCAGCTCCTGCTTGGATTGGATGAACTCCTCGCGGCTCATATCTGTAGCTTTGAGCACTGCGAGATCTTCTGCAGTCAGGTCAGCATCCTTGCTGTGGCCCTTTTCCTTCTGGGTGTCCTGGTCGTCCGTCTGTTTGCCCTTGAGTGCTGCAACTTCCGGGCGTGCACCAATCAACGCTTTCAACGCGGCTACACCCTGCTGCTCAGCGAACAGGTTCAGGTAATCCTCTTCGGCCGCCAGAATCTGGCCCTTCTGACGCGCTTCCGCGATCAGGCGCTCGGCGGTCTCGGTTTCAGTACCTGCCTTGAGCGCTGCATGCGCTGTTACCAGGGCGTTGTAGGTCGCCGCAGGTACCCACTTGGAAAGGTCGACACCTTCCTGGGGCGATTTGGCTTTGAGTGCAGCCAGTTTGGTTTCCAGCTCTTCGGCCTGGCCTGCCTTATCCGTGAGCGCTTTCAGGGCAGCAGTCGCAGCCTGGTATTGCTCATCAGTTGGCTCGGCATCGTCTGCCAAGTTGATACCGAGACTGGCCAGCAACTGGCGCATGGCTTCATTCATGACGGTCTCCTGTCGGGTTTGGGTTTGAGCATTCAAGGCAGCGACCGCCTTGAGGCCATCGATACCGGGACGGTTAACCAGGCCAGCACTGTGCAATGACAGCGGCTCGCCAGTGGTTTTGTCGTAAGGGAAAACAGCAGAGAGGTAGCGGTACTCACCGCTTTGGATGAACTCGCGGGCACGATCGGTCCAGCTGGGGCGAATCCACAGGCCGGATTCACGCCACTGAACGTCTTTGAACCAGCCGGCTGCAGGCGCTGGCTGACCGTTCTGTTCGCTATTGAGGGTTTGGTGCTCGTAATCGATGACCAGATCGTTTGCCGCTGCTGCAGCGCGTTCGATCAGGCGACGGGCAATGGATTCATCCAGGAACCAGTGACCACCCGGAACATCAGTCGGGCGGCCATCGATGGCTTTGAAGTGGCCTGCCGGTAGCAGCTGCTGCCAACCGTCAGAGTCGGCGGACAGGTCCAGCGCCATGATGGCAACCGGGTGGTCGCCGATCTGGCTGGAGAGTGCTGCAATGTGTGGGTGGTTTGAAATAGTCATGCCGCCATGATGGCGGCATGTCAGGAGGGCTTGGGATTAAAGGGTTTTATGCTATTAAACCTTTCATCTTGTTATTGTAGGTACCCTAGAGGAGTAATGATTCGTGAGCGAAAGCGTGACTTGTCTCTAGGCAAAGAAGACAGTTGACTCCACATTTGTTTATCCCAGCCGTCGAATTTCTCTCGCTCTGCTGCCAATAATTCATCTGGGTTATCGACATAAAACCATTTGATCAACCCGTACAATAAATCGATATGAGATCCATCATCAGGAAGGGTTGAAGGGTCAAAGAATCCTTGCATATCTTCAGCTGTTGCGAGCCCATTCAGCATTTTCTTAAACAAACTTGGATCCAGCACTTTCACACAGCAAACAAACGACTCTATCCAAGCAACCGTTGATACTGCCTCCCTACTAGGCCTCATGACAGTGCATGCAATGACGTATCCAACAATCCGTTCAACTTCCCGTAAACCCTGTTTTTTATGCACACAAACTGCCGATATCGCTTCTTTGTGCTCCTGCCTATTGGGTAAGCCTTCCCCTAAGTTACTTAGTAGATGGGCTGTATATCTTTCTATATCACTAGTTTGACCGTATTCGTGACTCTTATTGATCGGCAGCATCATCGATATGGTGTAGAACTTATGAAGGTATCGGTTGGCGTCTATTCCAAGCCCGTAGGTTGCTCTAACTGACTCCTGCAGCTGCTCGGGATTATTGACTAACACAAATGCCACTCTTGGCACTGAAAAGACATGTTTGATCTTTTCCAGCAGCTGAAGGGCAAAGTCAGGCCTACACCGATCAAGTTCATCAACGATGAACACAAGCGGTTTCTCTACGGCTTCGCTTGGCTGAGCATCTTGCTCATACACACTTTCTACGATTTCAGACAACGTATTCTGAAACTCACTCAATACATCATCCAGCTTCGCTTGCTCGGCAAAGGCTTCATCGCAAAAGCCATCAACCGCTGCTGCCATTTGCCCCTGAACCTCCCCAGCAAAAGTTTCAGCAGCTTCACTTGCAAAGCCCCCCAGCGGTACCATATGTAGTGCGGTTTTAGCTGCTGACTTGGTGAGAATCTTGAAGAGCTTTTTTGCACCTTGCTTCAATCCTTCAACATCAGCATCATCACTTGGCAGCACTTCTGCAGCAAAGCTATACAACTCAGTCGCCAAAGTCATGAAAGCATCTGAATGGAAATCAGACCGAAATGCATCAAAGTAAATGCACTGAACGCCCTTGTTTTTCTCCAGGTGGTGACGCCACTGATGAATAAATGTTGTTTTACCTTCTCCCCATGGAGCTTCAAGCGAGACCACTAAGGGCCCTTCTGCTTGAGTAACCAAGTTAGCCAACGCGGTGCCAAATCCTTCCCGCTGAAACAGGTCAGTTCCTTGAAACCCAGAAATACTTTCGTAACCCAGTGGTTCAGGCGTAAGTCGCATAACACGCTCCCTATTGTTCGTGCGAAAACACCCATACTGTTTGCGGATCGGGACAATCGTCAAGGTGCATCTGTCTGTCAATCACCCTAAATACCCCTGTACAGCGTTAGAAGCCCGTTAGAACCTACAAACAACGCAAACAGCTATGGTGATAGCAAAATCACTTATCGCCCCTTAGAACGGCAACCTAACAGCTAACGAGCCGCCAGAATCTCCTCCTCCAGAATATCCAGAATTTCCCTCTGATCCTCTTCCCCGATCCCCAGGAACGGCCTAGGCACCAATGCCCCCTTGAAACTGTAGGCACCCACGTTGACCCACATGGGGAATGGCAGCTCGTTACCAAACACCTGAGTCATGAGTCGTTGGTGGGCGGGTACCTGGATCGTCATGCCCTCGGTACCGAACTGATGGGCAGCGGCATAGGCTTCGGTGCCAGGCCCGGTACTGACGCCGGCCTCATTCTTGGACCAGAACGGAAAGATGGTATCGCGCAGATGCAGGCTTTGGCCGTGGAGGATCTTATCGACCGGCACGCCTTGCTCTGCTTTGCGCTTTTTGGTGCTCTCGGCCAACGGAGCCCAGGGCGAACCATCCGGGGCGGTTTCGTTGTCGAAGTGGTCACGGGTGCGTTCATGGAGGTATTCGGCGATCTCCATCATCACCGGCTCGGTGTTCTCGGTGACCTCAACCAGGCGTCCTAATACGTCCAGGACCTCTTCGTCTTCGTAGTCGATCTGGATATTGGCTCCGGCCATGCTGATGCCCTATAGTTAGGTGGTGGTGTGTAACCAGACTGGGGAAGGCCTCCGAGGGCTATCCAATGACCTGGTCGGTGGTACAGGTGGCGGAGCGACTGTACTGCACACCGCTCACCCTTCTTCCCGGCGATACAGCAGAATCCCTTCCCTTTGGTCTTTCAGGTATTTGATCTTCTCCGGGATACGTTCCTTGCCGCGTTTACGGTGAGGTGTGAATACGGTGCTGCCGGTCCAAGTGCCTTGGCTGTACTCAAAAGCACTGAAGCCATGCACCTGCTGCCCGTCATCCTCTAACGCCCAGCGTTTGATATAACGGCGTTTAACGCGATATTTACCAGGCGTTTTAAAGTCCGGTTCCAGCAGCGCCCATACTTCATCTGGCTGGATCAGGCTTCGTGCCAGCAAGCGCATGTAACGGTGGCGGATCTTGTCTTTGCTGACCTTGAACTGACCGGTGGCATCTCTAAACAAGTAATCGTTGATGGCGATCGGTTCGCCGGTAATGTCTTTAAAGACTTGCTCGGCTCCGTCGAACTCATCCAGGAAAGCTTGTACGTACTGCTGATCCGGCAGTCCATCTTCCATAACGATATCGGCACTGACCGGGGTTGGTTCCGGCAAAGGCGGCTTAGCGACTGGGCCGATCGGGATCGGAGACACCTGGGGCGTGGCATCCGTCTGCTGCTGGTGAGTCAGGCTGCGCAGCCAACTCTGGCCGGGACGGTGGTCAAACCCCGGATCGATCCCCAGCGGGACTTGGCGCACCTCGCCTGTGCGTTCATCGATAAAGTCGCGGTATTCATCCGGTGGTGCGGTATCGGGCTCTGTGCGGCCGTTGCGCTTCATCCAGCGACGGGAGCGTGGGAACTTCTTGCACTTGCAGCCGTAGCCATTGCTGGGGCTATGCACCTGCCACCAGGGGTCATTGGCCAGTAAGACCATACGGTCCCAAGCCTTATGCTGTGGCCGGTAGTTCTCAGCCCCGGAGTGGCGGTACTCCATGTAAGGGAAGCGTTCCTGGAACTGCGGATCAGCAATCTGTGCTTCGCGGCCGGCGTTGTACGCCTGGCGGATATTGGTTTCGTAGATCAGGCGGGTGCGCCAGCCACGACTGCCCTTGTAATCCCAGCCATTCTTGGTGACGATCTCATCAAAGCGTTTACGAAAGTCCGCCAGGGTTTCATCGCCTGCGATCGCTGCCTGGAGCGCACTGGAGAAGCCTTCCACAATGGCGATTTTATTGGCACCGGCCACCATGAAAGCATGGTCATGCTGAAGACCGTAGACGTCTTTCCAGCCAGTCGTCGGCAGCGGCGCCTTCTGGTTAAAGTAGTCGATCGCCTCCTTGAACGGCAGGCTACCATAGCGAGCCATTTACTCGGCCTCCTGCAGCAGTTCATAGCGGCCCGCCAGTGCTGCTGCCTGCAGAGCTTCAGCCATGGCTTCCGCCAGCTGGTCGGTATTCAGGTCCAGCGCCAGCAGGCCTTGCTGGATGCCTTCCAGACTATCGGCGGTATCGACCAGGTTGCGGACCTGATCGATCAAGTCCGTCATGGGTTGCTCGGTGACTTGCTGCAGCTGGTCAACGTATTGGCTGGCGACGTCCTTTGCTTGATCCTGCTGACCTTTCAATGCAGCCAGCTTGGCCGGCTCCGTGGCTTCAGGCTGGGCCTGATTTAAGCTGAGGATCGGCTCATTACCGGCGGGCTGAGGAATACGTGTCTTTTCATACACCCAGCTGGTTGGGATTTGCATGCCCAGCTCTACCAGGTTTTTAAGCGGCTGAGTGAACTGAGTCAGATCCTCAGCTTCGTTGAGGTCGAATTCAAACCTTGGAATACGGCGCGGGCTTTGGAAGCTCTTGCCGTTAAGTACGTAGAGCGGATAAACGATATCGCGGGTGAATGTATTGGCCAGGGCCTTGAGGTCAGCATCGCGGATCTCCTGGCGCACTTCGTTATGGACGTTGCCCAGAGCGTTAGTACTGCTCTTGCCATCAGCCTGACTGGTAAGCGTGCCGCCCAGGATCGCTTTGGACTGGCTCTTCTCACACCAGTTGATCATGGCCATGAAGGGATCTGACTGCCCCTCAGCAGCTTTCTCAAACTCAATGTCCATTCCACGCGGAATGATGCCACCAGCGTTGTGGCCAATGCTCATCACAGCCCGCAGCAGTGTCAGCTTCTCGCGCTCACTGGCACCCTCCGGGTATTTGCCCAGGCGCAGGGGCAAACCGTAAATTTCGAGGAACTCGGCCAGGTCACGCACGGAGTAGTTCTTGAACAGGAACGGCCAGGCCAAAACTCGCACTAAACCACGGCGCGATAGGTAACCTGACTTGGCTTTTGCCTGATGACTTATCCAGCCAAAGGGACGCAGATCGGCCCCTTCATGGCTACCATCACGCAGACGCAGCTGGTTGCGGTTATCCGGGTGTGTCTGGAACCAGCTCGGATCTCGCCACTCAGTGTCAGTGATGAAATGGGTATTCTCGGCGTACTCCCAGCGCAGCTCCTGGTTGGCAAAGCTCTTGAGGATGGCATCGCCACTATCGAAGATGGCTTCATCCAGCCAGGTGGCCGAACGCAGCAGCTCTTCAATCATTTCGGTATCACGCTTTTCAGCCGCGCTGGCATTGGGTGGCGGCACGATATTCCAGTCAACGCCCTGCATGGCCAACCTACGCTTGCCCAGCTCGCTCTGAACATGGGCGTCTTTCTCTTCCATGTCCTCAGCCAGCTCACACTGACGGACCAGGTCGCCTTGCTCCGCTGCCAGCATAATGGCGGCCAGCTTTGGGGGATTCAGGCCGCTGGAGGGATGATCACCATAGTGACGGTGCAGCTGTGCCAGTTTGGAGTCCGCTTCGGTTTGCGCCTCTTCCAGATCAGGCAGATCAAAGGGCTGACCGTTGATGTCGAGTATTGTGCTTTTTCGGGTTGGGGTAGCCATTACCAGGCTCCTGATTCATAGCTAGGGAGATCATCGTCATCATCGTCGGTGCCGTAGAGGCCGCCTTTGCCTGGTAGAGCTGTAAACTCACTGACCCATTCATCAACTGGATTCAGTGCAGCGAAGTTCATCAAAGCCCCAGCGATCGCTCCGTCACCATGTCGAATGAGCTCTGCATCCTTAAGATCTTTTCGCTCAATTTTTGGCACCATCGGGATACCATCGACAAACTCGACAGCGCGGTGGTCGTCTTCCAGGGAAACGTCCCGTGGCAGGGTGATAAAGCCATCTTCAAACAGTGAGATGTACTTACCCATCCACTCTCCGTACCAGGAACGGGACAGCGTGATTTCGTGAACCGGGCCACCACTGTACTGGTCGGTGTCGGGGTTCAATTCAGCCCGACCATAGCGGTCACCGGTGTACTCCATCAGCGTTTGCCCTGGACCACTGGCATCCCCGGCAAAGGTCCAGTTGCTGAGTCCATCCAATAGTGCCCAAAGGATCTGTTCCTGCTGACGGGTTGGAGCGTTAGCCAGCTCAATCAAGAATGGAACCTCTCGCCGTAGCTCCTGGTCTATGTGCGCGGGCTTAATGACTGAGAAATGGCGGTGACGGGCAAAGTCCATACCGATGGCCCAACGCTTGTTAAAGCGCGCTGATGCATCCTCAATCAGCGGCAGCAGGTTCTTAGCGATCCAGGTAGCACACCAGGTTTCACGTTCGTGTTCAGTGCGACGCGGGAAGTCATCATCGAACACGATACGTAATACGGGCCGAATCTCAGGCATCGCGCGCTCGATCCATACAGAAGGGATTGCGGACCCGTCACCATCTCTGGGAATGACATCCAGCTCTTCGCGCATGGCCGCTTTGCGAGGGCCATAGGCTGAGCGAATTGCTTCGTACCAGGTACGCTTGCCTTCCAGAGTTGCGTCACGCCCATTCATGAAACAAACACGCTCGTATAGCCCGTTGGCCACAGCATCATCGAAGGTGATACGAATCACGTTGGCGCGCTTACCATAGCGCCCCGCCTGAACATCGGTTACCAGCTGATTAAACGCGTTTTTCTTACCACGGTGGGTAGACCATACCCGGATTCGGCCGCCCCAAATCAGTAGTGCAGTGGCTGATTCAAGCACATGTGAAACATTCTTATGCAGCGCGGCTTCATCGATATTCACGTAACCCTGCAGGCCGTGGATATTCTCTGGCCGGGAAGATAAGGCGGTGATGCGAAAGCCACTGGCAAACCTCACCCTGAAGGCTTGTATGTTTCGACTTTGGCCATCCGGTAGCTGATCAACAAAGATATGCTGTTCAATCCTCGTAGCTTGTCCGTGCGCAACGATCTGAGCAAATTTGCCGCAGTAGCCTATGAACTCCAGTCCTTTTTCGCGGGTGTCCGCCATATACCAGATATCGGCACCACCGGCTTCTTTGGCAGATGCAGCCGTAATGGTGTCAGTTAACGCCTGAGCGAATGTAATACCGGTACGGCGTCCCTTCTCGCAGACGGCAATATCCAGGTCCTGCTGCATCTGTATCCAGCGGCTCTGGTGCAACATCAGAACACCATCGGCAAGCGGATTGAAATTGGCCGGGATCTGGCGTGCTCTTTCGGGCAGTTCGTCCCATTCGACGACACGCTCGGTATCGGGCAGAGGTGCAGGTATCCCCATTGTCACATTCCCATCAGCACTTTTTCGCGCCAGAATTTGGCATCATCGGCAGACAAACCACGTTCCTGAGCCGCTGAATCAACCCGCTCGGCTGCGTCACGCAGAGCCTTTTCACGGGCACGGTTCTCAATTTCCCGCTCTCGCTTCTCATTCACGCTGGAGGCTTCCTCCAGGTGCTTGATCGCCAGGGACAGCTCCTTCAGAAGCTTGGGCGGGATCGGCTCGTCGTCTTCACTCATGTGCAGGGCTGTCTCGAACGCCATGGTGCGGGTGAACTCATTCAACAGCTTGCCCACTTGCCCCTGAGGCTGATTGCCCAGCTTGCCGATCCACTGGTCAGCGATCTGGCGCGACTGGCGCATCTTCTCGCCGATCGCATCCATACGCTGGCTGTAGCGGTTCACCGAAGACTTGCTGAGACGCTCATCATGTCCTTCGGCTTCCAGTAGGGCGTTTACCTTCTGGGTCGCTTCCAGCTGGCTGATTGCGGGGTCACGCAGCAGCTCGTGCAGGGCATCGCGGATCTCGGCCGGCAGCAGGTCGATGGAGGATTTACGCGCCATCACTTTTCTCCATCGACTGCAGGTATTCCTCACGAATCCGCTGCACAGCTTTCTGGAATTCACGGTCAGCTTGTGCGCTTTCAGGGTCTTTCTTCCGCATGTATTTCTGGAAGCCTTTCATACCCTCAATATTCGCTTCTATGTCGCCGTATACGAACCAGCGCGCAAACGCAGCGATCACTTTCTTCTGTGCAGCAGTTAACGGTTTAACGGCCATGGTGTTGCTCCTGTGCAGCCTGCTCTTGCCGGGCGAAGTCGCGCATAAAAAAGGCGCGCATCAGGCGGCCTCGTTGCTCAGCAACCCAGCCTTGCCAGCGATAGCGCAGGTAGACGTGCTGGTTGTGCAGAGGCATATCAAGCACCCGGCCCCGGTCGTTTCACACCCGGCACCTGGGCGCGGCCTTTCGACACGTCGAGGCCACGCTGGGTCAGCTTGACTACCATTACGGAGTTCATCGTTTCGGCGGTGATCAAGCCCTGTTCGGCCAGCCAGACCAGCTCTGTGTGCAAGCGGTCGCGGCTTACGCTAAGGGCGTATAGCTCCAAACTACGCTCCAAGAGGGAGGAGTTTTTGCTGTAGTCGCTGTCTTCTGCCAACAAGCGCAGAATTACCAGGCGGCGCTCTTCCTGTTCGTACTGTTCAAGTGACATATCAAATACCCTTATTGATCAGGTGGTCGTGAATTCGGTCCAGGGTGATCGCCATGCGGTCTACCTTGGAGTTCAGCCCGGAGTACTCTTCCCGCAACTTGGCGATATCGTCATGCGTGGGCAGGTGTCGCATCTGTTCTTCAGCCGTTATCAACCGGCGCTCTAACGCTTCCTGCCGGTCAGCCAGCTGCTTGATCAGGTTGTGGTTGTCACTGCGCCCCCGATCGATCCAGACGAAGATCATCACGCCGATGGTGAACACCCACTGGACAACATCCAGCCAGAACTTGAGGGCGTCGTAGTTGGTCGGGTCATCCATGCTGGTGTCTCCGTTCGTGGTCCTGTTGGCAGCTGATGCAGCGTGCTGCATTGGGTTTGGCTTGTAGCCGTCCGGGCTGCACGGGTTCGTCACAGTCGATGCACAGCACTTCTCCGGCAACGGTCTGCTGGGGTGGCTCAGGCAGCTGGCTGGCTTTCCAGTCAGCTTCGGCGCATGCCTGGTTTTGCATGGCGCGTGCCTGGGCGCGGTCGTAAACATCAGGCATCAGGGTTCGTCCTTGTTTTGATGGCTTGCGAGATCTGCGGAGCCACCTTCTCGGCACTGCGGCCAATCACGTAGCCACCCAAGCCGATCTGCAGCAGGGTCCAGGCTTCCTCTGCCAGGCGGAATTCGGTCCAACCCATGGTGTCGGCCACAACCAGTACCAGGAAGGTGAGCATGGTGATGGGGCGCCAGCTGCGTTGTAGCCAGCTTTGCCCTTGAGCTTCGGCTTTGATGACACTGCTCTGCGCCTCCAGCAGCTGCTTTTCATAGGTGAGCAGCTGGGTAGTGACGCTATTTTGCAGCTTGAGCATTTCGGCCTTGAGCTGGCCGCGCTCGGCGTCAGAGGTGTGCAGGTTGTCGATCAGGCGTGTCACCGGATCGATCAGGGTGCCAAGGAAAGTCCAGATGGGAGCCGCCATGTCATTCCTCCTCTGCGCCGGTAAACAGCGTGCAGATGGACAGGTTCAGTGCGAAATCTTCCAGCAGGAACAGCCGGCGCATCCAGCCTCGCAGGAAGCGCTTTTGGCTGGGGTCTTCCATGCAGAGTTCGGCATAGAAGCGGCCGCGATATGAGAGGAAATCAAAGATCGCGCCATGCGGCTCATCTTGGGCAGCCAGCAGCGTTTGCGGGCCGATAATGCCGTCGTCTGTCACTCCCAGGGTGCGTTGCAGAAACTTCGCGGCCTGAGTGGTGCCGTGCTGTACGGCTGCGTCGAAGGTCAGCAGGGCCAGCACCGGGTGCATTTCATGGCAGTGGCAGGCATCCCAGTAGCGTTCCTGGTAGCGGTCAATGGCCTGGTCACGGGTGGGTGGCCATGGCATGTCAGGGTGGGCATTACGGCTGATGCCATACCAGGTGTCGCCACCTTTGTCGGCAGGATCGTTGCTGTGCTCGCCCTCAATCTCGGGGCCAAGCAGCCAGTTAACGGCGCGGATGAAGGTGTCTGACATGAAAAATCCCCGGATTCTGTGGCTTAGTCGTTGTGCCTACAGAATGCCGGGGATTCGGGTGGAGCTGGGATTAAAGCCTTTTATAGTTGCGGTGGTCAGTGGACCTCAGTGAAGTGCTATATGCTTGCCAGCATACTCCACAGACTTGAATACTTTGCCTTGGCTGTTCATGAAAAATACTTGGTCCGCGATCACATACCCGCCAAAGGAATTCTTTACCCGATACTGACAACGGACACGGTACTCCTGCCCCGATTTAGTCCAGACAGGTCCCCACTCAATAGCTTCAAACGAGTCTGGGTCCTTCAAGACTTTCTCCAAGTACATTTCAACCTGGTAGACGTAACCATCCCATCCAGAGTTTGCAACCTTAGCGGTATCAGCTGTGTGAGACCACTTGCTCAACTCTCGCTGGATAGCTTCGGCTTCCTGAATTAGTGCCTCCTGCTGGAGTGCTTGCTTTTTCCTCTCCAGCTCAGCCTGTTCTGCTTTGTACTGTTCAGCCTTTGCACGCCTCTCGGCCTCAACAGCTTTTCGCCGCTCCTCTGCACGAATACGAGCCTTTTCTTGTTCACTCATCCGGTGCTCGACAAGACTTTCATCACTCGGACATGGCTTGTCAGAGAAGCTTAGTTTTCCATTCTCATCCTGGCACTTATACACACCGGCCTGAGCATTCAAAGCAACAGCAAAAAGCGCCACTGCAGACACTTTCTTCAACATACTCAACCTCCATTTGGCGTTGAATGTCCGACAACCCTCTGGACACTAATGGAACGATCCTATCAAAACAGTGCCGGCTGCACCCGCGCCCGTTCGATTTCCCCCTGGCGCTTCACGATCTCGTAGATCCGCTGCACCGTCAGGCCAAAACGCTTGGCAAGCTCATCATGATTCCGACCGTTAAACTCGCGATAGATCTGACGGTCTCTAACGGCCTGACGCAACCGATCGCCTTTGGGCATGTAGTACATACGCCCACCACCATAGTTGGCTTGGGCCAGCAGCAGTGTCAGGGCGATCCGGTGTGCCTCCTCATCAGTGATACCCATTCGTTTCAGCTCGCTATCGTAGATATCGCAAAGCGCAGCCAGGTCTTTCGGCCACTTCTCACGTACCTCGGCAGGGACTCGCTCCAAATGATCCAGGAGATCACCGCTGTAGCTGTCATCGCCCAGCAGATCCTGCTGTTCTTCAGTCGCCATGGTTCAGCTCCTTACGGTTAATGCAGTAGCCTGGTTGGTTCTCAATATGAAGGCGTTCTGAGAACTCTGGCCACCACATGATGCGGTGATCATCCAGCAGCTGGCGTACCAGGTCGGCCACGTTGCGGCCGTTCTGCAGAGACCGAATGAGCGCAAAGTCTTCAGCACGCCATTCACGCTGGATGCGTTTGTTCCACTGTTTGAGGTCTTCCAGTACCTGGCTAGCCAGTTTGTGATCGCGTTCCAGCCATTCCAGGGAGTCGACGCCTACACCACCGTTACGGCGGGAGCTGGCACGTTTGGCCCAGCGGGTCAGCGCCAGTTCTGAGCCATCGTGCACGATGCCGGCCTTGTGCATTTCGATCCAGATGGCACGCATGACGTCGATGATCTGGCCTTTGGATTTGGGGCTGTAGTAGTTTTTTCGCGCAGAGGACTGCGCTCCCACAGGCTTACCACGGCGTTTGAAGCCGGCCTTTTCCAGTGCCTGGATAACCTGGTACAGCTCGCCGATCGCCATATCTGAACAGCTGCGTTTGCCGGTGACGTTCTCCAGCATCTGGCGGTAGGTGTCATCATCCAGGCCCAGCTGCTTTTTGCCGATGTGGATCTGGGCCAGTGCTGCATTGCGGTTATCGCGCTTTTTGGGGGCTGTCATCGCTTACTCCGGGCTTCATCTGCGCGACCTGTCACGCTGATTAATTCCATAAAACGTGACGGGTCACGCTGGGCGAATTTGTCAGCACCATGAATCAGCAAGGTCAGCACTTCGGCCTGCTCTTCAAAGTCACCCACTTTTGCCAGGCGCTCCAGGGCCTCAGCGGTGCCGCGATACATTTCAAAGGTGAAGTCACGCGCTCCTACGGCCTCTTTGTGGGCACGCTCGCGTTCACGCTGTTTGCGTTTGCGATCGCGGGCCTGGCGGCGCTTACGTTCCTGGTTTGTTTCGACTGTCATCACGTCCTCGGCTGCTCATCAGTACCGAGCCACCACGCTCGGCAGACCTACCCGCTATGGGCAGGTTTCGCGTTTACTGGCCGTTTAAGCCATCTTTCAGCATTTTGGAGGCCGCAAACTTCACTCCCTTACGGGCAGGGAATGTCATCATTTCACCAGTCTGGGGATTGCGGCCTTCACGCTCGGCACGCTGGCTCACACTCAGCTTGCCGATGCCGTGAATCACGAACTCGCCGTTGGTTTCCAGCTCCTGCTGGATGAGGCCGGAATAGGCTTCCAGGAAGGCGGTCACATCTGCCTTGCTAACGGCACGGTCGTGCTGGATTTTCATGGCTGTGGTCATGGCGGTTACCTGGTCAGATTTGCGCATTAGGTTTCTCCTTGTTGGCTGCTCATCAGTACCGGGCCACCACGCCCGGCAGACCCTCCGATCGGGAGGGTTTCGCTTACGCTGTCTCGGTTTTAAAGCCGATATGGACCAGTTCCATCTCCTTGTTTTTATGCAGTGCCCGACGCATGGATGCGGCTGTTCTGAACTCAGGCACCCAGTACTCACGCTTCTCATCCAAGTCAGGAAAGGTCTGTTTGGCCAGCCGCTTCCCTAGCTCCTTGATGATCCTTGCTTTCCTACTCGGCTTGAAAAGCGAAACACGGCTTTTTCGCCACACTTTCTGCGTGAACGCATCGAAGCACTCCATGCTCGGGAAACCACATGCTGGCTGAATCTCGCCGTCGATGAAGACGACGATCGCCAGCTGGTTTTCCTTGACGAACATCTTCTTCAGGACCAGCTCACGACCTTCCAGGGACAGTACAACTCGCCCCAGCTGGCCCCTCATTTCCTCTTCAACCTGATCCCACTGCTCTTTGGTCATGGCCATATCACACTCCATCCGGTCGAGAGTGAATGAAACCCATCATCCAGCGGAGGGTGTCGTTGACGCCTTCTTCGTAGGTGCCGCACTCGTGGTCGGTAGTATCGCCATCCACGTGCTGTTCACTCCATTCCAGCAGTTCCTGGACTTCGCTTTCAGTCACTGGCAGTTCAATACTCATGGGTTCAGTGCCTCCTTCACGTTGTTGTGCTGACGGAAGCGAACGGCACGGGTGCCGTCGCCTCGGGTGGCCAAGTCGAACAGGCCAAAGCCCTGCAGCTCTACGGCATGGCCTTTTTCAATCTCAATCAGGACGGTGCTGCCCATGGCCTGCATGGCGGCATGGGCCTGCTGCTCGGTGAGCTGAGCAGCAAAGGCCATTTTCTGGGCGAGTTGATCGGTGGTTATCATGCGCATGGCGATACCTCAGAGCTTGGCCAGATCCAGGGGGATGGCACGCCACTGTTCAGACATGCCTACCCGCTCATACAAGCGGATATAGGTCTGGCTGCCAGTGACCTGGATGCTGTCGGCAATGGCTGTCATCGCCTGTTTCCACTGTTCGTCATCGATCGACAAACGGCGCAGGCCAAGGATGCGGCCGGTGCTGATATTGCCTTCCTTGTCGACCTGAAAGGCATGATCAACCAGAGCGCGGATCTCGGCAGCGCTACCCTCGGCCCAGCGGTGGATGCACTGATCGATCAGCTCTTTGGCAGCCTGCAGGCGCTCGTCAAAGCTGATGCTGTCCTGAATCGCACGCTGGAGCTTGTAGCGTCCATCAAAGCTGATCAGGGTGACGTTGCCCTTTTTGCCCCCGATGCTGACGCCATACTTCTCGGCGCTCAGGTCGATGAAGGCTTCGACATCGCCCAGGGTGTTCATCTTGAAGTCGCGCATGGCCTCCTGCAGCTCTTGAGCCTTGCGGGCGACTTCGCAGACCAGCTCATGGCGCACCATGTCGATATCGCTGATGGTCTCAACCGGCACCCAGCGACCTTTGCTGTCCTGCATGCAGCCTTCGGGAATGTGTTTCTGTACTGCCTGGTTCATGCGGCTTCTCCTTTCAGGCCGGTGACTAGCTCTTGCCAGTCGCCGGTGTGGCTTTCAACGATGTGGGTGAGAATGGCGCGGGTCGTCCGACCATTATCGAAACGTTCCAGGTTCGCGTTTACGTGCTCTTCTGAAACGACCAGGGCCTTTCGGGTATGGACCGTATCTGGGCTGTAGCCTTTGCCCCAGAAGATGAGCTGCTGCGACTGGCGACTGGCCGGCAAATTGATGATGTAGTAGGTCACGAGCGTTCCTCCCAACGGACTTGGCAGTCAGCAACCAGGCTGACGCGTTCTGTAATACGGCGACCATTGCGCGTGATGTGTTTGGTAGCCCCAGAGGCCAGCTGCTGACAGCCTCGGCCTGGATAAATCTGAATCAAAGGACGTTCACCGATGCCTGTGATACTCAGTACGGTAAGGCCCAGCCCCTGCAGGATGTGCATGGCGGTGTTGGCCTTGGTCATCTGGTCGATAACAATCTGGTTTTGCACGTTCTTACTCATGGGGGTTCTCCCGGCGATCAGGGTTCTTAGGGCAGCTGCGGCAGGCGCGGTACTGCTGAATGCGCCGAGGGTTGCTACCGACAAAGGGTTTTTCGCGTTCTGTTTGGCACTCTTCGCCTGTGATCGGACCGCGAATGGGGCACTGCACCAGTGACGCGAACGTCATAATGGTTTGTTCCATTTTCTGGATGCAGGCGGGGTATTTGTTGGCCAGCAGAGTGCTGACCGATGCCCGGTTAATGCGCAGCTGGCGGGCAGCAGCGGCGTTGCTGCCTTCCCGCTTCACCACGTTTGCCAAAACCCGCACAAACTCCGGTGGGTTGTCGCCCCAGGCGCTGATATCGACGTCTTTCACAGCATTTCCTCCGGCTCGTCGGCATGCATCACCTTGTTGATGTTCGGGTCGTACACCACACCCACACGCTGAATCTGCGGGGGGCGTGGGCCGGTATTCATGCGAGGGATCAGGGCCAGTGTTTCAAGCGCACCTTTACGGCGACCTGCTGGCTGGATGACTTGGAGATAGCCCGCCTTTTTCAGTGCCAGCACATAGCGCTTGGCGCTGGTTTCTTTCACTTCCACCCCTGCGCTACTGGCATGGATTGCAAGCTTGCGGTAGTCCATCGCACCCAGCATTCGCAGGCAGCGCCACATGGCTTCCTGTGCCAGGCCTTGAGTGACCGGCTGGCCATCGCGGGTTAAGCGTGGTGCTTCTATGCCGTTGTCCTTGATCAGCTGATAGTCAGCCAATGTGTATTTAACGTCGGTCAGCTTCACGATGTAGCCACCGTTCTCCAGGCATTTGAGGTAGGTTTTCACCGACTCATCATCCACTTCAGCGCGGCGGGCAATCGTATACACCTGGAAGCGCTCCCGATGGATGCGGATCTGCTCCCAGATGCGCTGGCGGGGTGGTTTCCCCCCGACCAGCTCCATCTGAACCGGCTTGCGGTGACCTTTGCGCTGCTGGGTCGCTGCGTTCATGACAGTCTCCGTTTCGGTGCTTCACCGGTGTACAGTTCGCGGCGGCCCCAGGACTGGCGATCGAAGTAGTCGACCCCCGCCTGGCCTGCGGTGTCATGGATCAGTTCCAAATTAACCGCGACACGGCGGACACTGCCGGCGGCGATATCGACCAGGTGCTGCAGCAGGTCATCAGCCAGCTCCATATCCGGCGCATACAGAGGCGACAGCTTGCGGGCGTCATCCAGCGTGACCGGTTGTGCCGGCACCCAGCTCAGAATGCGGCCGTGGAAGCGTTCCCACTTTTTCAGCTTGTTGGGCAGCTGCTCTTCGCCGATCAGCAGGATGGCTGCCTGGCTGGTTTCGTAGAGGTCGCGAATCAGCTCCACCAGGTTCTTTTCCACCAGGTGGTCCATCTCATCGACAATCAGGGGGCGACCGCTAACGGCCAGCTCGGCCGCTGCCTGATCCAGCATCTCCGGGATGGTCTTCGCCGGCTGCATCCCCATCTCATGCAGGATGGCGGTCAGCGTGTGCTTCTTGGTCCAGACACTCTTTGCCTGGACGTAGTAAGCGCGGCGACGGCAGGCCACATGCGTGGCGGCAACAGACTTGCCGAAACCACTCGGGCCAAACATGCAGACCATGCCAGGCAGGCTGCCGGTGCGGTCCAGAGCGCGTTCCAGGGCGATGTCGCACAAACCGAGGTTTGCGGTATCGGCAACGCCGTTGACGGGCAGGGTGTTGTCATTCATCATTTCTTAGTCACTCCTCGTGATATTTGGGGATCAGCGGATTGCAGCCGCTGGTCCCCACTCCTCAAGTTCTTCTTCTCGACGTTTAAACGAACGGTATTCAGCGGTCTTGGCGTAGGTTTTGAACCAGCGTTGGTCACTGGCCGGGATCTCACGCTCACCTTGTGCATAAGCTGAATGCAGGGCGTAACGTTCGGTCGGTGTCATGGCTTCAAATCGGCTCAAGGGCTGGGCATTCACAGGCTCAGGCTGGGAACGCTTCTTCAGCTGATGCTGAATGAGTTCGCCATTGATACTGCCCAGGGCACCGAGGCTGATGCTTTCGTCATGCTCCAACAGCGGACGACCGTTGCGCTCCTCTTCAATCTCCTGGCGCTTGTTGTCGATGCGTTGCAGACGGCCTTCGTAACGCTTTTCACGGGCCTGTTCGATCACGCTCATCGGCATGTAGTCAGTACGGTTGGCGTTCCATTCGGCCTTGCAGATCAGGCGGTCGTGTTCCAGATCAAACACCCAGATGTGTTCGGCATTGTTCAGGTCATAGGCCACAGCTACTTCTTCGCCATGGTGCTCAGTCAGCTCCTGGCTGAAGTAGATGTTGCTGAACACTTTGATCTCGCCACGCAGTGCCTTGCGGGTCACACGCGGGCGGAAGATCTGAGCGGCTTCGTCACCGTTCAGGGTCATTGGGGTCCAGCCGTTATCCAGGTGCTGCTGCCATAATTCGTTTGGGGTGGCGTGGCGGCGTTTACCGCTGGCATCCGTTAGCTTGGGCAGGCTGGAGTGAGGCCGATCGTTGTACCAATCCACTCGGGCTCGCACCCATTCCATGAAGTCTTCCCAGGCCATGAGCGTCTGGCGACCGCCTTTAATCGCCTGGCGGCTCAGCTTGAACTGCTGGTGGCGGGCTTCACGGTCCATATCAGCGCCCATGTAGCCGGCAAGGCTTTTAGCGCCATCTACCCAGAGCGTCTGGTGGATGCGTTCGATCGCACCGCGTGCCTGAGAGTTGTAGGGCAGTGAGTGGGTCATGGTGCTGCCCAAGCGGGCCATTACACCGACCGCCTCATCTTTCAGCATGGCGTTGCAGTAGCCGGAGCCGTTATCCACGTAGATCACCGCCGGTACTGCCTTGCCGCAGGAGTCAATTAGGGCATCCAAAACCGCGATACCGCTCTCGGCCAGAGCAACTGAAACACCCACCGTCTTGCGGGTCGCAATGTCGATCCAGGTGGTCACCTCGGGGCGGAAAGGACGGCCATGCAGCGGGTGCTGCACCTCAGCATCAAAGGTGTGTCCATCGGCGCTGTAAATGTCGCCCGGCAGCAGCTGGCTGAAGTCACGGCGTACAAAGGGCATGATGTTTTTCAGCTCGCGGGCACCCATGCGCCCATACTGCTGTGCAACCTTGCCCATTTTGCCGATGAATCGGCGCACCGCGTGGACACTGGGCGGCTCCTCTTCGCTATCCCATTGGGCCAGGAACTCACGATAGGCGTGCTGAACAGATGGCTTTTCAGGGCGCTGCCAACACATTAAGAAGGCATTGGCCCAAGGCGGCGGCACCATGTTCATCTCACGCTTCTTCGGTGCCAGTTCCTTCACATCCTTGCCCAAGTAGCGTTTGAGGCTGCGAGCACTGGGGTAAGGTGTGCCATTGCTGCGGCCACGGCTGTCTTTGGCCATCTGCAGGGCTTTATCCAGTACAGGATTCAGCTGCTGGAGTACGCCGGTTTCAGCCTGTGTCAAAAGAGTCGTGAGCGCAGCTGTTTGGGTAACGCCCTGGCTACACATTTCATTGACCGCATTGATAATGGTTGCCCGTGCATCCGCCGCTGAACGCTGTTTGTGCGTCATCGGTACGTTCGGAAGCTGAGCGTAAACCGGTGCTAACTGGCGCGACTCATCACCGAGGCGCGTTAGCATTTCGCTGGCAAGCTTCGCTTCTAACGCTTTGCGGGCTTCGTGGGGCAGGTTGCTGATGTGGTATTCATAGCCACCGCCTTTTCCCATACGCTGTTGAGCTTCCCAATTTTCACGCTTAGCCCGTAGCTGGGTTGCTCTTTCAGTTTTTGGCAGACCAGGCAATTTCGCATCCGCAAATTCTTTTGCTGTGAACCACAGTTTCATGATTCACCCCCAATCGAGTCCTTGGTAAGGTGTCCGTAATCACCACCTGAGATTTCTATCAATGCGGAACAAAGAACAGGATGCTGCCAAGGCACGCGCACTGGACTGGTTGCAGGAGCAGCTTGCTTTTCTCCATGAGGTTGACCCTCACTGTTCTCGCGAAGTACTGGCGGGATGGCTTCATGTGTGTCTGGAAAGGGCCGAAGTTCATCAATCCATGGATAAACAGCTGCTGTTTTTCTCACTTCAATTTGCAGATCAGCTGGCAGGCATCGCCACTGCTCCGGATTCTTTAAAGCCCACTCTGCGAGTGAGCTCCCAAGAAATTTGGAATCTGAAAGCGAACCCCACACCCTCTGAGCCAGACGCTGACGCATAGTCGCAACTTTCATAAGCTCGTAGGCTTCATGCATATCCAAAAGGCAGGGGCCAAAGCCATCGGCAAAGTTGCTCAAACCGGCCATATGCCCAAAGTTTGCGCTCATGGTCCAAAAAGCTTTTAAACGCACATCAATAAGGCCCATCACTCACCTCCCAGCAGCAGTTCTGGCTGCTGATGCTTTGCAATATTTCCGCGCTGATGGGCCAGGTCTTCCATCAAGGTGGTCAGCGCGCTTTCCACCTCCTGCTGTTCGCAACGTCCCTCGAAGAAGTCAATCAGCATCCCCATCACCAGGTTGCTGTAGGCGCTGATTTCATTCAGCTCCTTGTGAGTAGCACGGCGGCCAGTGGGGATTTCAACCAACATCCGACCGGCACTATGCGCCAGATACTGGGTAACAAAGTGCGCACCGCAAGCGTTCTCGAAAGGTGGAATCAGCACCGCCGGCATACGGGCGCTTTCCAGATATTTATACAGGGTGAAATGACTAGGCATGCCCATAAAGTCAGCAATCCGATCCACCCCTCGGTTCAGCTTCTCGCGTGCATGAAGCACGTTCAGCTCCATTCCCCGCTGCAGGCTGATTGCCCGTTCCTGTTTCCAATTTCGGCGTGTCATTGGCTTACCGCTCCAGATTCATGTGCCAAACAAAAAACTGCTTTGTGTCTGTTCTGAGACAGGATCAGGGCCTAGCCTGTAAGCATGTCTCAAAAGAGGGTTCTGTCATGGTGCTAAGCAGATTTCGCCTGCTGCCTGGAAAACGGCGCAGTGTTACACTGGGCATGCGTGTGATGGGCATAACGAGAAGGCCAAATCACCTGGGGCTCCACCCCCAGAAAATCGGCCACAATACGTTCCACCTTCGGGTAGGGCAGCTTGAACACGTTGTAGAAAGTAGTGGGGTTGTTGTAACCGTTACGACGAGCCAGTTCCGCGACGCTAATGCCTCGCTTGCGGATCTCGGCAGAGATGTCCTGGCGGTGCCAGTCCTCCAGCTCTGAGCGGGTCTGTGACTTGCTCATTTTTTTAGCCTCTTACTAACCAGTTTTACTAAAGAGTGTGGGTCACTGCTTTATGTAAACAGGTTAGCACTACAGTTCGAGGCTTTGCAACACCAAAGTGCGAGTTATTCGTTTCGGAGTTCGAGCTCCAACACCGAGGTGCGAATGACAGCAAAAATCTTTAAAAAACAATGCGGTGCAAGCCATGAGCGGTGAAAAACCAAACTCAGAAGCCGTTTCGGAGTTAGGTGCGTTTAACTCCGAACTGTTTTCAGAGCGTTTAAGGCTCGCCATAGGGAGCGAATCGATCAACAAATTCGCCTCAAAGTGTGGGTTTAGTGAAAGCCTGGTTCGAAAGTATCTATCCGGGTCGATTCCTGGCTTCGATAAGGCCGCTGTGATGGCTCGCGCGGCTGGAGTGAGCCTGGAATGGCTCGCCGGCGAGAGAGGCGAGAGAGGCGAAGTGCGGCCAGCAGAAGGCAACGCATCCGAAAGCACCCTTGAAGACGAATTCGCCATGATCCCCGGTTACAGTATCCAGGTTGCTGCAGGGACTGGTACTTTGCCAAGTAATGAAAAGCCATCACGGAAACTTGCGTTTCGACGTAAGTGGTTGCGATTTCGGGGCTTAAACGAGCAGGATCTGGTTCTGGTATTTGCCAAAGGTGACTCCATGGAGCCTACCATCAGCGATAACAACACGCTGATGATCGACACTAGCCAGCGCGAACTGTCAGACGGATCGATCTACGTGATTCGCACAGACCACCACCTGATTGTGAAACGTGTCCAGCAGCTCTGGAACAAGGGCATCCTGCTGCTCAGCGATAATAAGGAATATGAGAAGCAGATTGTCGAACCTAACGAGGCTGACGACCTGGAAGTGATCGGGCGGGTAGTCTGGATAGGTAAAGACGTTTGAAGCGTTAGCAAGTCAGCAGTGACTTACTGCTCTAACGCTTCGATGCATGCACTGTAGTGCAGCGTTCGGGTCTAAGAGTGCCTGTGCCAATTCTTCCGCAAATGGCGCAGGCTTCGCGCAACTTCCGCCGCTAAAGACTTTTCACACCAGGCAGCGGGCTGAATTTGCTATAGTTCCCTGCAAGCCCCGTCATCCCTGAACCTCGTCCCAGTATTTCCCACATAATCCCGGCCAATCCCGGTTCACCCCCTGGGACAATTACTCCACTAAGTCACAGCAATGGATAAACCTATCCTGATTCCATGGTTTAATACGCTATCGACTGTGCCTTCCGACAGTCATCTCCACAGCAAGATTTCCAGCTCTGTCAGCTCTTCATTACTTCGCACCCCTCACTCCCTCACAAGGCAGGGTATCTCTATTTGTGATGGCTTTTCCAAAAGATGACTTGGATCAATTTCTGTCATAGCAATGCCCTGCCCCACGAGTTTTAAGAATTTTTCTTATATACCCGATCAGGAAGCCTGACTAGTATTGTCCTCGAGGTTCACAGGACGTGATGACAGCGTGAAGGAATAGCGCACCTCAAGCTGCACAGGAACATGCAGCAGCTGACATGGATGTCGGTGACAGGGCCCCTTGGCACGGATTGCGTCGGGGCCCTTCATTTTTACCCACAATATTTTTACCCACAGTTCACCCTTCCTTACTACACTGCCTTACATTCGTTTTTCCAAGGCAGTGCACAAGTACATTTTTACTTTGTCTTACAGCGACCTGAAGTTGTTACACCGAACAAAACCTCTGTTTGCCAGGGCTATTCATTTCCAGGCCGTAGCGATTTTATACCCATAAATATCCACTGATACTCAGATAGCCTGCCTGGTGCTGCATATCACACCTGGGAGGCGAGTCTGATATTGGAGGAGGCAGGTTGAAGCGGTAGCTAGAAGTTCTACGTATACGTATATCTTGATGCGGTTCTTGCGTGGTCCATAACGCAAAAACCCCGATCCATCGAGACCGGGGGTTTCACTTAATTAAATGCCAGGTATGGCGATAAGCGGCTCTCACAGGGGGCGGTCCGACGTTCGGCGCCCCACACGCCCATAGCGGGCTTGCTCATGTGAGAGTCTTTAGATCGCACATAGCAAAACGCCCTGACCATTGCTGATCAGGGCGTCTTAAATAAG